TCATCAAACTTAAAATTAAATCCGCTAAATCGCAAGTGTTGAGGTTTGTTTGCTGCTTCAATCATAGCATCGTTTATCTGCTTATCTCGACTTTTCCATTTAAGGTATGATGTTATAACGTACCTATTGCCTACTGGTATCTCTGTATCAATATGCGGCTCAATTCTAAAACTTGCTAGGTTTAATTCTAATTCACCAGCTACAAATCTAGCTGCTGCGTTAATTGTCGGGCATACTCTCTCTAATTGCCTTTGCTTTTCTACTATTCGGTAGATGTACGTTGTTCTTTCGGGTGCTTTCATACTAATACACTTTAACCGTTTTAAATTTCTGCGCTGTTTTGAAAACCGTTGTTGGTCTGCTTCGCCAATAATAGCCAGCGTATTTTTCCCCGTTCGTTCTGCATCGTTCCATTATCCCATTACGCCAACAAGTTTTGTCATCTTCTGTTACATCAAATTCAATCTCTGCTTTCTTTACCAAGAATTCAACTACTTTTTCCACCCCAATAAAAGGCGTGTTGTTCACCAGCTGCCCTGTTGAGGTGTAAACGTAAATTAGTTTTTTATTTTCCATTGTGTTTGTTTTTGTTTGATTAATACTTTGTTAGCTTTTCGTGGTTCAATATTTTATCACTCCATTCTTTATTAATCGCAATAAGAACTTCTATGTTTTTAGGTATCCAAACCTTTTTCTTTTTCTTAGTGTTGCACACATTACACGAACACACTAAATTATATTCTTTTCCTAATCCACCATAAATATACGGGATAACGTGTTCTATTATTATATTTCCTCCAACTTCACCGCAATATTGACAGGTATTATTATCTCGTGTTTTTACTTTTTCTTTTAATGATGGGCAAGGATACAAAGTAATTCCTGTTTTGTTCTGAATATAAGCAAAGTCTGCATAACAAGCGTGATATGAGCAACCAAATTTTTTTGCTACTTCTTTAAGCTTCTTAACATCAAATCCCGTTTTAATAACTTCTTCAACAGCTCTTCGTCTTTCGTCAATATTTAGATGTGCCATAAATATAAAATACAGCCGCTACAAAGGCAGTCCGAAGAGTGGAACACTCAAAGGCAATGTAACGGCTATGTTTTTAATATTTTTCATTTCGGACTGCGTGGCTAAATTAGTAATTCTTTTATAACCTACAAACTTTTTAATAATTATTTTAAATATTTTTTAATTTTCGTGTATTCGTTGTTGAATTCGATGTAAGTTCCATCGCTGTTTTCGTGGTCAATGTATTTTTTTACTATCTCAATAAACTTCTCACGTCTTTGTGGCGCAACGTAAACCTCAATATCGAATACCTTTCCGACTTCAAGCGATACGCAAAGCTGCCATATCTTTTTTTCATAGTCACCACTTAACCAATTACAATCCGAATTTTGCCACATAGTTATCAATTTGAGTTTTCAATTTATCATTCTGTTGCGCCAAACTTAAATTAAGCCGTTTTAAGCGTTTATTTTCATCGAGTAGGGTGATTACTTCACTCGGCTTAATATCGTTCAACAGATACTCTCTTTTTGCCTTAGAATGAATTTTATCGATGTAGGTTTTATATCCTTCTATTCTCAAAGCCATGTTTTCCCAATTATTCTTTTTCGCTCCTGTTGACTTTTTAGCCATGATGTTGCAAAGTGCTAGGTCGAAAGATAAATCAATCATTATTTCCTCTTTGAATAAGTCATTAAGGCTATCGGTTTCGCGCTCTTCGGCTATCTTAGAACGGATAATTGTCTGCATCTTTTTGAATGCTTTCATTTTCAAATCCTTCATTTCGTGCGTGGTTTAAAGTTGATAATGTTTGTTGAACTGGTGTACCTTGCCCAGTTTCATGTGCTATTGGGTTTTTTTCACCAACTTCAAATCTAGTGTAATTCCAAAACTTGAATATTATCGGTCGGTCTAGTTGCGTAACTCCACCACCTGTAATGGTTTCTTTAACCTTCCTTACGTGCACCTCTGTGAAGTTCTTACGCGCTTCAAATTGTGTCATACGGTGGATAGTTATGAAATCATCGCAACGATTAGCAAACTTTTGACCGCCCTCTGTATCACTTTTTGATGGTGGCATTTGATGCCCTTCGTATTCGTGGTCTTTCGGGAACTTCTTTCTTGCTGCCTCTGTTACCAAGTGAGCGTTAACGTAAACGCTTTTTTTCGTTGTGTTGCAGAAAACTCTAATATCTCCACAGGCATCATAATCTTCTTCGTGCTTATTACCCCCGTTCCCTCTTAGTGAGTTCCAAGGGTCAATCAATAGGCATTTGTTAGGGCTTTGTGCGCTTATCTTCAATAATTCCTGTACGGTGTATGTCTTATCGTTGCGAATGAATTTAAAGTAAAAGTTCATTTCATCGAACGCTCTCCGATATTCAATATCGCTCAACTTCCTTAGTTCTTTTCCAGTCATGAACTGCATTATATCGCGCTTCAATGATGCGATAGAATTTTCCGCAGAAAATATATCAAATGTTATTTTATGTTTCAAAGCCAACACAACGAAGTACCAAAGAATCCAAGTAGTCTTCCCCGTATTATCTGCCCCGTTAATCATAACGAATTGCCCTTGCTTGTATCGCAAATACTGGTCTGACATCTCATCGCCAATACCTAGCCCCATCTTTACCCTACCCTCTCGAATATTATCCAAAACATCTAATGCTTCTGACGGGTCGCAAAAAAAGTTTTCTTTCATTTTTTTAATCGTTTAACCATTCCTTGTGGTGTTTGTACCCATCCATCTTTTATCATTTCCTCAATCCTTTCCTCTGAAACTGGAGTAAGTGAAACGTAGTAATCTTCGCCATGCTTTCCTTCCATAAGCGAGTTGTAATCTTTGCTTACCTTTTCGGGTTGATGTGTTAGCAGCCATCGAAAAAAGTGTTTACTCATTTTACTCATTGCAAGTTCGTCCAATTCTTTTTCGTGGTATTTTTCGGACATTAGGAAATTTAGAAATGATTCTTTAAGGTTTTTTAATGAGGTTTGATAATTTTGAATTGCTCTGTTAACTGCAAAGTCATCACTAAAAACATATTGACCTAGTTTAACAATTTCATCAGAGAAATCTTTTTTAATATTTTTTCTTATATCGTTTACGTTTACGTTTACGGTTGAATTTGTTGATGTTTGTTGAACACTTTCAACATGTGTTGCATTTGTTGAATTTTGTTTCTTTTTCTCTGCGCTTATTTTGCCAGCTTCACTTCGTTTACCCTTTATTTCCTCATATTTTACAAGGTCGCGTTTTAAATGTTGCTTCATTGGCTCAAATGCAATTTGAACTATCCTATTATCCGTTTTAGGATTTTCGTCGTTAACATATGCCAACAAGTGTTTAATTAGTTGACCTGCTTCAACATCTGTTAAAGCCTCAAATGTGTGTTTCCAATCCGAATAAATCAATATCGATTTTTTACCTTCCGCCATTTTTTTTAAATATAAACCTCGTCGGGAACTGGCGGTGAGGTGTTCTGAATACCTATATACCAGTTGCCCGATTTGGTTGTTAAATAATTTCTTAGTGATTTCAGAACTTTCACCTAAGACTTGCACAAATATACAAATTAATCTACAATTTACACCGTAACTGTTTACGGTTTACTGTATTACTCCGTACTTCCATTTCCGTTCATCAACACTCCATCTAACGTAATACTTGTAACTTTCATCTCCATGAAATCCAGATGTTATCTCATAAGTTGGAAGCCGTTTAGTATTATAGTCATAACCCATTGCTAAAAATAATGTGATTAAGCAGTTTAATTCTGGTTCTGACCATCTATTTTTGGACTTTTCAATTGTTTTTTGAATGTCGTCTAGTATTATATCTGGAAATCCATCATGACCTCTGTACACATAATACTCTTCATCGTAAATATTAAATTTTATTGTTGCTCTAGTTCCCATGTTATTTGTTTTACGTTAATTAATCCTTTCTCTTCTCGTTTTTCTCAATCTTTTTGTGTAGTTCTTTTTCGATGTCTATTGAAAAGTGGTGAGCCCAATTAAGACAAGTTAAAATAACATCGGCCAGCTCTTCACCTAAATTATGTTTTTTATTTGTAATAACTAACATATATTCTTTAAACACCTCGTCATTTTCTTCGTCTAACTTATCTAAAAACTCTTCGTGTGTTGTTTCAGGTGTTATGTAACCACGCTTCACAATCGAAGCGTAGTTACGGTTAATTAGGTCTTTCATATTAGAATAGTGTTGATTGTGATTTTTCTAATACCGCACTTTGCACATTCTTCTTAGCTTGTTGGTAGTAGCTTTCTTTAAGTTCAAAACCAATAGCCTTTCGATTCATTTTAACAGATTGAAAAACCTCGCTACCTATTCCCATGAATGGAGTAAGTACCGTATCACCTTCATTAGAATAAAGCAATATCAAACGCTCAATAGTATCTAATTGTAAAGGGCAAATATGCTTTTCGTCATTTTCTTCACGTCCATTTCTGTAGCCTTGTAAAGTGTTGCCGTAGTCAATATCCATCCAAACAGGAGAAGCTATTTTTTGCCACAAATCAACTGGTATATTGGTATTTGTTACTGGATTATTTCTTTCACCATCCTTTCTAAATACCATGATATAGTCAGGAATACCCACGCGACTCATCGTACTATCTTTTTTTACTTGCTTATGAAGTAAACCGAGCGCTTTTGTTCTTTGCATTTCAACAACTGGGTCTTTCCATATAGTAATTCGTGAGTGGTAAATAAACCCAGCATCACTAAACGCCTTTAAAAGTAAACCGCTAAAGTCGCGAAGTCCTATAAATCCTTCTTTACCTTTTTGAATTGGTAAATCCATGCAATGAACAGCAACATTACGCCCACTTTGTAATACTCTATAAAGTTCTTTTATCAAGAATCCAAATTGAGTTAAGAATTCATTGTAATCTTTACTGTTACCCATATCCTCTAAATGGCTTGAGTAGGTGTAAAGTTCTGCAAATGGTGGAGAAAATACGCTTAATCCTACCGATTCACTAGGAACATCTTTAATTAGTTGGATGCAGTCGCCACGTTTAATGTGATAGAATTCATTTTTATCTTCTGTGGTATCAATGTTACCGATATTCATCAGTTCATTGTTTAAATTAGCGTTAATCGCTTTGCTCATTTCATCTTGCATAAGTTCAAATTGTTTTTGTTTGTTATCTATTGATTGTTTTACATTTGCCATTGTATCGGTAGTAATTAAATGAATGTTCACTTCATTCTTTTGCCCGAACCTATACGAACGTCTTATCGCTTGGTATAATCCCTCAAAGCTAAAATCTAAAGAAGCGAATATTTGATTTCGGCAGTTTTGATAATTCATTCCAAATGATGCTATTTTTGTTTTGGTAATCAATACCCTGAATTCATTATTCGCAAATCCTAGAAGCATTTTTTCTTTGTACTCTGGACCATCTGAACCTTTAACCTCAACAGCATCGGGTATTAATTTTTTAAGATATTCACCCTCCTCATTTTGCTTAATCCAAATAATAAAATTTTCAGCGCTATTATTAACCAATGAAATAGCATCTTCCATTCTTTCAATCTTTGTTAACCTCAATTCTTGGTTAAAGTTAGTAGCTGAAATAATAGCGTCATTGAATAGTTGACCGTTATCGCGCTTAGGCGTTACTATTTTTCGCTCCAAAATATTAAGAGTAGGTAAGTTATATCCTTCCATAGTAAATCCAATATCTTGAGGCTTGTTAAGCATTATCGCCCACGTTCCAATGAATTGATAGAATGTTTTAACTGCATGACCTTTTAGCCTCCATTTTGCCGTTTCTCCGCCATCGTGAACAAAGTACATTGCAAGCATTTCATTTCTACCCATAACATCTAAGAATTCGCTATGGTTTCCTAGCTCCATTGGGTCGTTTGGTGATGGTGTTGCAGTACAAGCCAGCTTGTAAGGTGTATTTTTAAACTTATCGATAATGTTCTTTTTAGTTTCACCTTCAAAGTTTTTAAGGATAGAACTTTCATCTAAAACAATACCGCCAAAAATACTGCTATCAATATTATCTAGTTGCTCGTAGTTTTGAATAACGATGTTTGTAGTATCAATTCCAAAGCGTTTAGCTTCGTTTAGCGTTTGACCTTTAACCGCTAATGGTGCAAGAATTAAAACAGGCTTATTGGTGTGCTTCGCTACATTCTCTGCAAATGTTAACTGCATTAATGTTTTGCCTAAACCACAATCGGCAAATATCGCATACTTACCAGCTTTTAAAGCGCGCTTAACTATGAATCTTTGAAACGGGAATAGATGACTATTTAACTCATTATCGTTAACCTCAAAGCCACTTTCAATATGCTTCTTTTGTTTCTTTTCTAAGAATTCTTGGTAATTCATTTGTTTGTTTTTAATTGTTTATAAAATACCTCTGCATGAATCTCGCACACACCTTTAACCTCTAGTTGTATCCGTTATCTGTTGGCTAATGTTCTGTAATTAAACTAAGAGGGAAAGAACGTCGTTTGTTTTATTTTAAAGTTTTGTAAAATATTCAAGTTGATTGTGAAACTCTTCATTTGCGTATTTAAGTTTCTCGAGCATCTCGTTTACGTCTGCTTGCTCAACATTGAACTGCTTAGTAAATAGTCCGTAATCGTTCGGCACTCGTGGGTCGAACCAAGCCAACACCGCTACATCGCACTCGCGAAGATAAGCATCTGAAAGTACTTGCCAAAATCGCATTGGTAAATTGGCTTTTAAATCTTCACTATCGCGAATCTCTTTTAGGTGGTTAACTGTGTTCAAGCACTTAACCTCTAAAGCCCCGTTTAACTCTCTAATATAACCATCACCGGAACCTCCGTAGTTTAACGATTCAACTTTAATAAATGACGTTTCTAAAATAGTCCAACCGTTTAAACGCGCTAAGTGCCTTTTTGCTAGTGGCTCGTTATCAATTCCCCATTGCATCGCTGGAGTTGTAAATACCTCCTCACGAATACCCGTTAAACTTTCAGCAACCTTTTCTAAGATATACGTCTTAGCGCCTTCGCTTAGTGCTTCGCCTTTCAATTTAGGCTTGGTCATTAGTCTGTAAATTTCTGATGAGGTGAAAACACCCAAGCGGGCAGCGTGCCACTCAAGGCTACGCTGTTCCGCTTCAATGATTATTCTTGTGTCCATTGGGTAGTTGGTTTTTGGTTTTGAATTGGTGTAATGTCAATCACTTCCTCGCTCGTCATTATACCCATTGACACCTCAGGCGCAAATTGACGGGTAAAGAAAGCAGCCGCGCGGTATCGCATCATTAATTGCGGCATTGTTTTCCATTTGCTGCCAGCCTTATCAATCCACTTTTCCGCTGCTGCCATTTCCATAGTAACCCATACACCCTCTAATCTTTCACCCGTTGCTAAGTCCACCGCATACGCTCGGCATCTACCGCCATTCTTATCATCTTCTTCGTAACGTAACGGAGAGAATTTTTTGCAAGCGTTTAAAGTAGCGATTAGAAATTGACTACTCCAAGCTGGCTTGCCGTGAACAATGTATAAGTTTTGCATTACCATTAACTCACTCGCGCCAATTCGTTTTGAAATATCCATAGCAATAAGGCAGTTACTCACGTTGCCTTTATATTGTTGCGGCACTAGGTCGCTAACACTTAAAGCCTTTGCTACTCTCATTGAATGCTCAAAACCTTCTTTATTGCCAAAGGTGCTTAGGTCGGTTTGATTGTTTTGAATGGTAGGAAATTTAATCTCTTCTACCTTTTGCTCAACTGCTGTAACTTCTGCTACTGGTTGATCTTCTTCGATTGTTGTTTGTTTGTTTTCCATGTTGTTTGATTTAGTAAATTTTTAATTTGTCGACTTGCTTATTGTAACGCTCTTTAAGTCTTGCTAAAACCATCATTTGAATTTGTTCTTGATGCTCTACTGACTTTTTGAAGCTGTTATAATTTTGTTTTGCAATTTTCTGTTGCACCCATCTGATGTTGAAATCTAGTTGCCCGATTACG